CCTGGCTACTTCGCTAAGATTATTTGATGGTTCGCAACTATAAGTAAGGAGCTCTGAATGAAACAAGTCACAGTATACAAGGGAAGAACCGTGATTTTACCAGTAGCTCTAGGTATTGATGTTTCACAAGATACCATTACAAGTGAAATCCGTGCTGGTAAAAGTAGAACAGAAACTCTTATTGCGACTTGGGTTGTGACCTATGTAACTGATGGAACAGATGGCGATATTCTTTTGACCCTAGATAATGACATAACTGAAGCAATTACAAACTCAGTTGGTTACATGGATCTCAAACGAGTCAGCGGTGGCGAGCCTTTAAGCGTCTTTGATGAGCCACTACAGGTGGCCTTCGTGAATACTGTGACCGCCTGATGATTAGACGATATTCTAACTTGAGACGTCTTGACACCTTTGAAGAACGTTACCGATATTTACGTCTTCAAGGTTCAATCGGAAGAACGAGTTTTGGATTCGATCGCCATGTTAATCAACGGTTCTACAAATCTCTGGAATGGCGCCAGCTTAGAGATTATGTTATATTTCGAGACAATGGTTGCGATCTTGGTATTGATGGTTACGAAATTCATAGTGAACTTCTTGTCCATCATATGAATCCAATGGATCCCGACTCGATTGTTCATGGAGATCCAAGAATTCTTGATCCTGAGTACTTGATTACTACAACGCATAGAACACACAACGCCATTCACTATGGCGATGAAAACCAGATCCCTCGCGCGCTTGTTGAGCGTAGACCTGGGGACACCGAGCTATGGGAAAGGGTATAAACATGGAACCAGATTTCATCACCCCAGACCTCACCGATATTCCTACGGATGATTCGGCTGAGCCTTCTGATGCCAATGTGGATCACCTCGCCAGCGAGGAAGAAGTAGAGGAGAACGCATGACTGCCCAGATTGTAGGATTTATTTCTCGTGCTGAGGCTGGTCTACGTGCGCCTCGTTCGGTAAGTCGAAACATTACTCCTGGTAATGGCGGAGTTTCTTCTCATTACGGTGGCGGTCATCAGTCTGCAGCTGAGCTAGATGCTGATCACGCTCGTTGTGTATCAACGTGGCTTAGTTGGCAAGCCTATCACATGGATAGTCATGGTTGGGTCGACATCGCCTATACTGGCGGGTTCTGTAACCATGGCTACGCGTTTGCAGGTCGTGGCGTGGGAGTTCGTACGGCTGCAAACGGTACTAATGCAGGTAACCAGAACTATTATGCAGTTGTTTGGATCGGCGGCGAAGGTCAGACTCCTACTCAGGCTGCTTTTGACGCCCTTGCTTGGTGGATTGTTCAGCTTAGGGAAAACGGTAAGGCTGGAAATGCAGTTAAGCCACATTGGTTCTTCAAGCCTACTGGTTGTCCTGGTGATCCTCTTGCCAAGTACGTAGCCTATAATGACGGTAACGCCGATATTTCCACACCTACACCAAAGTCACCTTCTACATCTCTCAATCAGGTCCAACATATTCAGATGGCCCTCGAGGTGACGATTGACGATAAGTGGGGCCCGAAGACAGATAAGATTGCTTTGCAAATGCGGGCTGTTTCTCGTGCGAAGAGTGGGTGGCCTACGAATCGTGATATTCACTTCCACATTGGCGAAGCACAGTCGGTTATTAACACGAAGGTCGATGGTATCTGGGGACCTCTGTCTCAGGCTGCTTTGGTCCAATGGATTAAGGACTTTCAGAACATTATCAATGTCGAGTCTGACGGGCTGTGGGGTCCAAAGACCGATGCGAAGTTTATTTCGCTTCGGAGTCAATATTTGAACAACTACTAATCGTTTAAAGGAGGTGACCACATGAGCGATAGCATTCTTACAAGTACAAAGAAGGTTCTAGGAATTGAGGAACTTTACACAGCATTTGATGTCGATATTCTAATGCACATCAACTCTGTTTTCTCTACGCTTCACCAGTTGGGCATTGGTCCTGTTGACGGATTCTTTATTGAGGATGCTACACCTACGTGGACTACTTTCCTTGGCACAGATCCTCGACTAAATTCTGTCAAGACATATGTATATTTGAAAGTACGAATTCTTTTCGATCCTCCTGGAACATCGTATCTCATCGACTCGCTCAGGAATCAAGCTGAGGAGCTTGAGTGGCGTCTAAATGTTGTACGAGAGACAGATGATTGGGTCAATCCATTCGTAGTAGTTGAGCCGTAGGAAGGAGGAAGTATGGATCTGCAAACACACGAAACACTCGACGACGTACTTGCTCACTATGGTATCATGGGTATGAAGTGGGGTGTCCGAAGAAGTGATAAACAGATCGCTCGCGCCGATAAGCGTTGGGAGAAGAAAGCAAGTTCTACTAAAACATTTGTAGATGTAAATAACAAGATGGCTGATAAACTTAATGGTCCTAATGGCGAACTCCAGCGAATCAACGATAAGTATGAGTATAATGATGTTGGCGAAGATCTTATGGATTTCAAAACACCGATTGGAAAGAAGTACCTTAAGGACGTGGAGTCCACGTATAACAAGATTCTAAAGGATGTGTCAGCAGAAATTGCCCCAAACGAGTCTGGTACTAAGAAGGCAGTGTTCAGTACGTCGTACGAAGAAGGAATGATGCCGCAACTCACTATCGTGGATGTCGATAAGGCAAAACATGCTGATGATGTAATTGTTATAGATCTTGAATGGTGGCCTAATGGTAAGGTCAAGAAGATCAAGGGTGTAAAAACTCTTCAACACGAGGATCTTGACGATATTCTTGCTCACTATGGCATTCTTGGTATGAAGTGGGGTGTCCGAAGAAGTGATAAACAGATCGCTCGCGCGCGCAAGACTAAGAAGAGCTCAAGCCAAGATCGCTCCGAGGATTCTGAAAAAGCGGAAGCAGCGCGTAAGAAGGCAAAGAGCGGTGGCGCGAAGGCATTGTCTAATCAGGAGCTTAAAGATCTTACCAAACGTATGAACTTGGAGCAGCAATATTCTAGATTGTCTACCGAAGATAATAGTTCGAAGATGGCTAAGGGTCAGGAGAAGGTCAATAAACTTCTTGGTTTGGGTAAGACAGCTCAAGAGGTTTATAACCTTTCTAATAGTCCAATGATGAAAGAACTTAAAAAGAATTTGAAGAAGTAGAAAGGAGGGTTGTCGATGGCGTTGTCAAACAGAGCAGTGCCGATCTATTACGGTCAGTTTCGTGAAGCGGTTCTTCGGGGCGATGTTCCTGTAAACCGGGAAATTGCGATGGAGATGAATCGCATTGATGAACTAATCGACAACCCACATATTTATTACGATGACAAAGCGGTTGACGGTTTCATTCTTTTCTGTGAGAACGAGCTCACACTGACCGATGGTAATGATCTTCACCTATTGCCTACATTCAAGTTATGGTCTGAACAGATCTTTGGTTGGTATTACTATGTTGAGCGAAGTGTATACGAGCCTTCAACGGGTAATCATGGCGGACGTTATGTTCAAAAGACCATAAAGAAACGGCTGATAACAAAGCAATACCTTATCGTTGCCCGTGGGGCAGCTAAGTCTATGTATGGTGAGTGTATTCAAGCGTACTTCCTAAATGTTGATACTTCAACCACACATCAGATCACTACTGCTCCAACAATGAAACAGGCCGAAGAGATCATGTCGCCGTTACGCACAGCTATAACTAGATCACGGGGTCCTCTGTTTAAATTCCTTACTGAAGGATCACTGCAGAACACTACTGGCTCAAGAGCTAATCGTGTCAAGTTGGCGTCTACTAAGAAGGGCGTCGAGAACTTCCTTACTGGGTCTATCCTCGAGATTCGCCCTATGACTATCAACAAATTGCAGGGTCTTCGCCCTAAGGTCTCAACAATCGACGAATGGTTGTCGGGCGACATTCGAGAAGACATTGTCGGTGCTGTTGAACAAGGTGCATCAAAACTTGAAGACTATCTGATCGTTGCTATCAGCTCTGAAGGAACAGTTCGAAACGGTTCGGGTGACACAATCAAAATGGAACTAGCTGACATCCTTAAAGGTGATTATGTTGCTCCTCACATCTCGATTTGGCACTATAAGCTAGATGAGTTGGATGAAGTTAGCGATCCTTCAACTTGGTTGAAAGCAAACCCGAATCTTGGAGCAACTGTCACATACGAGACATATCATCTCGATGTTGAAAGAGCTGAGAAAGCGCCAGCTTCTAGGAACGATATTTTGGCTAAACGTTTTGGAATTCCGATGGAGGGTTATACCTACTTCTTTACTTATGAAGAAACTCTACCCCATCGGCGGCCTCAGAAGTTCTGGCAACTTCCTTGTGCTCTTGGCGCTGACCTTTCACAAGGCGATGATTTCTGTGCGTTTACTTTTCTCTTTCCTCTTCGTAATGGTAAGTTCGGCATCAAGACTAGAAGTTATATTACATCACTAACACTTATGAAACTTCCTGGTGCTATGCGATTCAAGTATGATCAGTTCATCAACGAGGGCAGTCTACACGTTCTCGAGGGAACTGTCCTAGACATGATGGAAGTCTACGAAGATCTTGATGAGTTTGTTTTAGCTGAAGAGTATGATGTTCGAGCGCTTGGGTTTGACCCATACAATGCCAAAGAATTCGTGACTCGTTGGGAAGCAGAGAACGGTCCGTTTGGTATTGAGAAGGTAATTCAAGGTGCAAAGACTGAATCAGTTCCACTTGGTGAACTTAAAAATCTCAGTGAGGAGCGCTTGT